AAATAAAATCAGAAAACTCTGGTTAAAATGGCAATTCAGAGGGTATCTAGAGCATTTAAAGATATTAGTTTATCATTTGAACCTCATCCTATTACAAATGATTTACCTGTTCTTAAGAATGAGGCAGCGATTCGTAGGTCTGTGCGAAATATTGTTCAAACAATACCCACTGAAAAGTTCTTTAACTCATTATTTGGTTCTGATGTAAGAGGAAGTCTGTTTGAATTTGTAGATTTTGGAACCGCATCAGTAATAAGTGATCAAATCATAACCTCCGTTCAAAATTTTGAACCTAGAATTGATAATTTGCAGGTGGAGGTCATTCCATATCCAGATAGAAATGCTTTTGAGGTCACTGTCATTTATGAGATTGTTGGCCAAGAGTTTCCGACACAAGAATATTCGTTCCTTTTAGAGGCAACCAGATAATATGCCTTTTACTAAATTTACAAACCTAGATTTCAACGAAATAAAAGAATCCATCAAGGATTATCTAAGAGCAAATTCCAATTTTACGGGATTTGATTTTGAGGGTTCTAACTTTTCTGTCTTGATTGATACGCTTGCATATAACACTTATATTACAGCATTTAACTCTAATATGATTGTTAATGAGTCGTTCTTAGACTCTGCAACTCTCCGTGAGAACGTTGTATCGCTCGCTAGGAACATTGGGTATGTGCCAAGGTCTAGAGGGGCATCCAAGGCGAATGTGACGTTTACTGTAAATGTAACCGATACTGATACTGGATCGTTTGTTCTTAAGAGAGGTCTTGTTTGCGTTGGGGATACCAATGATTCTTCATATGTTTTCTCAATACCAGATGATATTAGAGTCACAACCACAGAAAATAATGCTGTAGATGCTGGAAATAATATTGTTTATAGAAGAACGGCCACTTTTGATAGTGTAGAGATATTACAAGGAACATTTTTGACAAAACAATTTACCTTTGATGGTTCTTTAGATCAAAAATTTGTATTGAATAACTCTTTTATTGATACATCTACAATAAGAGTATACGTCAGAAGTGCCAATCAAGTTAGTGGTCTTGGTGTAGAATACAGTTTGGTTGATGATATTACTAATATTGATGGGTTATCTCCAATATATCTAATTCAAGAAGTTCAGGATGAAAAATATGAGTTACTTTTTGGTGATGGATATTTTGGTAAAAAGCTAGAAAACGGCGATGTCATCACTGTAAACTACATTGTAACTGATGGTATAGATGGTAATGGAGTTTCTAATTTTTCATTCTCAGGAAGAATCGTAAATGGCGAAGAGACCTCTACTCTGACTCCAGATCCATTTACAGTCACTACAGTAAATTCCTCAAGGAATGGATCTAATATTGAGTCATTGGAATCCATAAAATATTATGCACCCAAAATATATTCATCTCAAAGTAGAGCGGTAACGGCATCTGATTACGAAGCTATAATAAAAAAAATATATCCAGATACTCAATCGGTTTCTATTGTTGGAGGAGAAGAATTAGATCCACCAGAATATGGAACAGTTCAGATTTCCATCAAACCAAAAAATGGAGATCTTATTTCCGATTTCAATAAAACAAAAATACTTTCAGAAATTAAAAAATATTCAATTGCAGGAATAAACCAAAAAATAGTTGATTTGAAAATTCTTTATGTTGAACTTGATACCTCGGTCTATTTTGATTCAAACAAAGTCACTTCATCAAATGAATTAAAATCTCAAGTTACATCAGCATTAACTCACTATTCAAACAGTTTAGATCTTAATAAGTTTGGTGGAAGATTTAGATATAGTAAGGTTCTTAGTGTAATTGATTCAGTTAATGGGGCAATCACTTCAAATATTACCAAGGTAAAAATCAGAAGAAACATTCAGGTTCTCCCAAATCAATTCACACAATATGAATTGTGTTTTGGCAATCAGTTTCATGTTGATAGAGGAGGATTCAATATAAAGTCAACTGGATTTACAATTACAGGAAACTCTTCTTTAGTATACATAACGGATATTCCAAATAGTGACTTAAAATCTGGAGTGATAAGTATTGTAAAGAGGGGTAGTGAAGGAACAATAAGTGTTGTTGCAAAATCCGCAGGAACAGTTGATTATGTTACGGGAGAAGTAAATCTTTCAACAATAAATATAACTTCAACAGAAAAGTCTGGGAACATTATTGAAATACAAGCATTCCCAGAATCGAATGATGTAGTAGGTCTAAAAGACCTTTATTTACAATTGGATATTTCAAAAACTAAAATAAATATGTTAGAAGATGTAATTGCATCAGGCGAAGAAAAATCTGGAGTTGTTTTCTCTAGAGATTCCTACACATCAAGTTATTCAAACGGCAGTTTAAACAGACAGTAATATGATACAGACTGGATTTGAATCAAGAATTAAGGTTCAAGATATTGTTCAAAATCAATTACCAAGTTTTATTTTGGATGAAAATCCAAAGACAGAGGATTTTTTAAAGCAATATTATATTTCTCAAGAGTATCAAGGTGGACCAATAGACATTGCAGAGAATTTAGATCAATATTTAAAGTTAGATAATTTAAAACCAGAAGTTATTGTAGACAATACTTTATTAGAATCATCAATATCTGAAAGTGATACTACAATTAGTGCTTCAAGCACTAAAGGATTTCCAGAGTCATATGGATTATTAAAGATAGATGATGAAATTATTACATATACCGGAATAACCACAAATTCTTTTGTTGGATGTATTCGTGGGTTTAGTGGAATAACAACATATCATCAAGATCTCAATCAAAATGAATTAGTATTTTCCAAATCATCCGCGACTTCGCACACCAGTAATTCTTCAATCAAAAATTTAAGTTCATTATTTTTAAAAGAATTCTATAAGAAATTTAAATATTCTTTTGCTTCTGGATTTGAAGACAAAAAAATATATGAAAATGTAAATGCAGGAAACTTTTTAAAGGAGATTAAATCCCTATATTCAACAAAGGGAACAGATGAATCTTTTAAAATTCTTTTCAAGGCTTTATTTGGGCAAACACCAGAAATTATAAATTTAGAAAAATATCTTTTGAAGCCATCTGATGCAGAATTTTTGAGACGAGAAGTCTTAGTTGTAGAGGCAATTTCTGGCAATCCACTTAATCTTTTGGGCCAATCAATATTTAAATCTACAGATAAAACCACACAGGCATCAGTTTCATCCGTAGAAAATTTTACAAGAAAAGGAAAGACGTACTACAAGTTGTCTCTCTTTGTTGGTTATGGTGACAAATCAAATATTCAAGGATTATTTGATATTACACAGAGTACGAAGTGCTTAGAAGAAACTTTAGCAGGATCTACAGTTTTATCAGTAGATTCTACTATTGGATTTCCACAGAGTGGAACTATATATTCCGGAAATAATACAATTTCATATTCCAATAAAAGTGTTAATCAGTTTTTGGGTTGTTCTGGAATTGAAAGCACTATTTCTTCAACAGATGATGTAAGATCTAATGAAACTTACTATGGTTATGAAAATGGAGATATTTCTAAAAAAGTCGAATTTAGAACAACTGGCGTTTTATCAAAATTTGTTCCCAAATCGGAATCAATTTTTGTCGAAGAGGGGCAAATTCTATCAATAAAAAGTCTTGGTGAACGTGTAATTAACAGAGAAACTAATAATAATTATAAAGAAACTTTTGCAAATAGTTGGATTTATAATACATCATCTACGGTTGAGATAGATTCTTTTACTAATGGTGGTGTTATTTTAAAGTCTGCGGTAGATAAATCTCAATTTAAAGTTGGTGATAAAGTAGAAATTATAGATTCATATAGTGGAGAAATTAAATATCCAACTCAATCTGATGACATTCCATATATTTCTTCTTTTGATAAAAGTTCTTTATTACTGTCTTTGAACAATTTCAATAATTTTATTTCAGAATCTTCGGGAGTCTATTCTATTCGAAGAAAAATAAACAAAGCATCAAGTGATTCGGTTTCCATCGAATATGGAAACAATAAAATTATCTCAGATATTCAAAATGTTTATTTTGATGAAGATAATTTTGCATATGTAGCATCCAATTCTTTACCATCATCAAATGATTTTGAAAATATTCCATATGTTTATAATCTAAGTGCATCTTTAAATAGTTTTTCTATCAATCAAAATAGTGGTCAATTAGAAGATGTTGATGAGGAATATAGTCTAACTTCAGAAACTAAAGTATATACTTCTATACAATTTGATCAAAAGGTAAACTTTGTAACTGGAGATATTATTTACTATGAGCCAGAAAATAGTTCTATCGCTGGATTAACAACAGGAACATATTATGTTGAAGTTATAAAAACTTCCGATCCATCCACAAATAAAAGAAAGATAAAGTTGTATGGATCTAGATCATTTATTGGTGATAATACAAATTCGATAAGACTTTCTTTCCCCAATGGAATAGATGGAAATCATAATTTTACATTATCTTCACAAAAATCAAAATCTATATTACCAAACAAAAAATTCAAAAAATTTAAATTAGAGCAAAATTTAAATGATGGAACTAAAGAAAAAACAGTTCCTGGAAGCATTGGTATGCTTATCAATGGAGTTGAAATTGATAATTGGAAAGTTAATGATAGAGTTTATTATGGTAATTTAGTTAGAGCTGAGATTTTAAATGGTGGCGATGAATTTGATGTTATAAACCCACCAAAATTAAAGGTTTCTTCTGGAGCAGGAACTACTGCTCTAGTTCAACCAGTCGTTAAGGGATCGATAAAGGAGATACTAATTGATGAGAAAGATTTAATTGTAGAAAAAGTCTTATCAATCAATGTTTCTGGTGGAAATGGAACTGGTGGAATTTTTAAACCAATAGTTTCTAGGAAAAGGATTGAAGTATTATTTGATGCTAGAACCACAACTAATGGGGGAGGAATTAGCACAACAACATCACAACTCACATTTTTAACCAATCACAATTTTGTCAATGGTCAAGAAATTATATACAAAAATTCTGGTCAACCATCAGTCACAATAGGTGCTGGAACATCTTCTTTGATTGATAATAAATTATACTATGTTAGAGTTGATAATAATACAACTATAAAATTATATGAGAATTTGGATGATTATAATTCAAATAATTTTATAACTTTTGAACCGACTTGGAAAGAAGGTGGAATTCAAAAGTTTGCTTTTAATGAAATTAATAACATTTTAACCGACATTCAGATTATTGATGGTGGAGAATTTACTAATAGGAAATTGATCGTAAAATCTTCCGGCATATCAACTACGGAAAATACAATTAACTTTGAAAATCATGGATTTTCTACTGGTGAACTCATTGAGTATTCTTCAGATTACCCAATTTCAGGAATTCAAACGACCAATCAATATTATGTTGTAAAGGAAACTGATAATTCATTCAAATTATGTGATGCTGGTGTTGGTGGAACAAATACAACTAATTTTAATTCTAGAGTTTTTTCAGTATTCTCCTCTCAAGGAACTGGATATCAAACTTTCAAATATCCAGATATAACAGCAAATATAGAGTATACTACGGTAGGAATTGCAACTACAACTCAATCCAGATCCATCACACTAACTCCCATTGTAACAGGTAAGATTGATTATCTATATCTTTATGAGAAGGGAACCAAATATGGATCAACAATTTTAAATTTACATAAAAAACCCGATGTATCGATCAAAGTTGGAAAAGATGCTCAAGTGTCTCCAATCATTCAAAATGGTTTTCTTGGAGAAGTAAACCTTCAATTTGGTGGTGAAGAATATTTTTCAACTCCAGATTTAGAAGTTTTTGATCCAACAGGATCTGGATCTGGTGCTAAGTTAAGACCTGTTGTTTCTAATGGATCAATTACTGATGTAAAGGTAATTAGAACTGGAATAGGATATTCTACTTCTACTGTTGTCAATGTATTGCCAAGGGGAATTAACTTTGTTGAAAAAGTTGTTGTAGATACTGAAGTCAGATCACTCACAGTAAATAATGTCAATAAAACTGATTCTAAACAATATGAAATTTTAAGAGACGATGATAAATTGCAGTATTCTGTTTCTGCATATTTTGATACTCTGAGATCATCCTTTGAAGATGATGGAAGCACAACTTCAAGAATTATTGGTTGGGCATATGATGGTAATCCGATTTATGGATCATATGGATCTCTAAATCCACAGAACATCAGTTCCGGAATAAAGACTATGACCTCCGGATATACTTTAGATGTATCCAACGTTGAAGATAGACCAAGTGATTTTGATCCTGGATTTTTTATTGAAGATTATCAATATACTGGAACTGGAGATTTGGATGAGCATAATGGAAGATATGCAAAAACTAATGAATTTCCAAATGGAATATATGCATATTATGCAACTATTGATCCAGTAACTAGTGTTCCAGTATTTCCATATTTTATTGGGCAATCATTCAGATCAAAAACTATAGAAGAAAATGATACTTTGAATCAAAATTTTGATTTTAATGAGTCGTCTTTACTCCGCAATACATTCCCATATAAAATTTCTGAACTAAATTCTGGTAATGATTTTATTATTGAGACTAATGAAATTTTAACTCAGGAAATTGTTGTCGAATCAATTCAAGAAGGATCTATTGACAACATTGATATTTTAAGCAGGGGTTTGAATTATAAGGTAGGTGAAAAACTAAACTTTGACAATACTGGCACAGGAGGATCTGATATTGAGGCAGAAATCTCTTCTATTCAAGGTGGAAATATTGAAAATATTACCTCAGTAATTTCGGAGTATAGTGACTCCCCATTAATTTGGGAAAATGAAAATACTATAAGAGTCTATACAAATTCTTCAAATGAAATTAATAACAATGATTATGTGATTATTTCTGGTCTTAGCACATCTATCAAATCTTTAAGTGGTTCTTATAAAGTTTCAGTTCCTTCTGAAGTAAGTGTTGGAATAACGACAGATATTATTGGATCTGGATCAGAATCTACCGAAATTTACTTATCCAATATTCCATCTAATGTCTCCATAGGCGATAGCATCAGAATAGGATCAGAAACTGCAGAAGTTTTAAATGTTTATCCGACAAAAAATATTTTAACTATTAAGAGAGGATCCCCAAGTACATTACACACTGTTGGCACTGCAGTAACTTTTAATAATAATTATTTTGATATTAAAAAAAAGACAAATCAATTTGAATCAGAATTAAAGAGAAAAATTTATTTCAACCCCAATGAGTCTGTTGGTGTAGGAACAACAGCAGGAACTGGCACTACAGTTTCATTCAATTTTGGTCAAGAATCTATTTCTAGATTTTTATTTGTGCAAAGATTGTATCTAGAAAATCACCAACTTGAAACTAATCAAATAGTTACATTTAGTGCAAATGGTAATAATGCAATTTCAATTTCAACAACGCCAACTTCTACACAATTCGACTTACCAACATCAGTATACGTTGTAAACAAATCTCCAAATACAATTGGAATTAAAACAACATTAACGGGAAATGAAGTTTTCTTCCGCTCTAATGGCGATAATGTTGATGATTATTATTTTGAAACATCTCCAACTCAAAAGACAGTAGATGTAAAAATTATAAAATCAACCGTTGCTATTTCTAGTGCTCATGGTTTAAGTTTTGGCGATGAAGTAAAGTTAAATGTTAGACCAAATCTTTCTGTAGGTATTGGAACTTCAACAGCAGTTAGAGTTATTAGAAATCAAAACACTAATAATATTGAAATAAATCCAGTAGGATTTACATCGTTAGGAATCAATACTACAACCAATGAAATCACTTTAGAAAACCATTCATTGAATAGTGGGGATAAAGTATATTATGATTCTACCGAAGTCGCTTCAGGATTGACTACTGGGGGTTATTTCGTTTCCGTTGTTGATCAAAATAAAATTCACCTTTCAAATAGTTATTTGAATTCAATAAAAGATGATCCTATCATAGTTAGTATTGCAGGAACTGGTGGAAATTCTCATACATTATCGTTAATAAATCCAAAATTACCTTCTGTCAGGAATAATAATCTGGTATTTGATCTTTCAGATTCTTCTCTGAATGGATATAACTTCAAATTGTATTATGACTCAGAATTTAATAATGAATTTGTTTCTACCGGAACAACATCAGTATTTGCTGCTATTGGCGTTGGAACCATTGGAGTTTCTACAAATGCATCAGTAACTATAAATTATAGCAAAAATCTTCCAGAAAGATTGTATTATAATTTAGAAAAATCTGGATATATCAGCACTTCCGATAAAGAAGTTAAAAATTATAATGAAATTTTATTTGTAAACAGTTCATTTAATAATTCATACTCGATTTCAGGCATCGGAACGACTACTTTCCAGATAACTTTGAGAAATGATGGCGAAAAGACTGCATACACAGAGTCTGAATGTGATATTTTAGATTACACTACAACTTCATTGTCTGCAACTGGGCCAGTTAACACTGTAAGTATTAAGTCTTTTGGAAGTAGATATAAAAAATTACCTATATTTACAAAAGCTACAACTGATAGTGGAAATGGTCTTTTTGTCACAGCAAATTCAAAAACAATTGGATCTGTAAAATCAACCAGAATAATTAATGAAGGATTTGAATATTCGTCAGATAAAACTTTGTTACCAAAAGCTTCAATTTCTCCAAAAGTAACTTTAAAAAATTCCAATCAAGTTGGAATAGTTACAGTTACAAGTGGAGGAAGGGGATTTTTATCCTCCCCCAATATTGTTGCGGTGGATAAGATAACAAGAAATGTTATTCAAAATGGATTAATAACACCAGCAATGAATGGTGGAACAATTTCAAACATATTAATAGAAGATTCTCCGAAAGGATTGACAGATAATTCCGTAGAATTGTTTACTGTTAATAACACAAATGGAATTTCAATTAAGAGTGTTAATTCAATATCTCCAACAGAATTCGTATGCGTTTTAACTACACCACAACCTTTAGGTTTTACAACTGATCCATTTGCAATTGGTGATTTTGTATTTCTTGAAGGAATTCAAAAATATGGAACCGAAGGAACAGGATTCAATTCTTCAGATTATGGATATAAATTATTTAAAATTACAAACTATGATTCTACCAGTCTTACAGATGATCAATTAACTGTAAATGTTGCTGGTTTGACGACCAATACTGGAATTGCAAAAACTATTCAAGATTCTACAGGAATTGCAATTCATAAAGATAATTATCCAACATTTGATGTTACAATAATTCCTTCATTCTTTAAAGTAGGAGAGCAACTGACTGTAGATAATATTGATAGAAATATTATTGTTCGTCAGCACACCAATGATACTGATTTTAGAGTTGATGCATCATATGACTTGATACCAGGAGAAGTAATTAGAGGTAAAAATTCAGGAGTTCTGGCTACAATAGAAAGTGTCGTGAATTATGATGCACAATTTGAAACTTCATATTCTATTGAAAGAAACGAGGGTTGGAATTCTGATGTTGGATTCTTAAGCGAGGATTATCAGGTATTACCAGATAATGATTATTATCAAAATCTTTCTTATTCTATAAAGAGCCCACAATTATGGAAAGATATTAAAACGCCTGTCAATAATTTGGTTCATAGCGTCGGCATGAAGAATTTTGCCGACTCTACCCTTGAATCATTGACAGGCACAGCAAATACAATTACTGCTTTTACAGATATTGATATAACACTAGATCTGGATGAAGTATTAAGAGTAGATACTATTAATAATTATGATTATACCAGAGATGTTGATGTTGTAGATAATGTTTCTAGATTTTTAGAGTTCAAAAATGAAAGATTTATTGCATATGGGGAATCTAGAACTAATGTTGTTTTAAAAATAGATGATCTTAGCGATCAATTTTCGCAGTTTGAATCAAATCCAGTACAATATCTTGATATATTTGAAATTGATAGTAATGAATTATATAAGGATTATATCTTTAAGATAAGAAGTCTAGAAAATGATAAAGTTCAGTTAACTACCTTAAAGTTGGCAAGTAACTTTGATGGCAATTTTATTCATGAAAAAGAATCATTATCAAATAAAGAAGATTTATCTCTTCATGGAGATTTTGATTTGGTAACAAATGAATTTGGAGAAACATTCTTAAGATTTGTTCCCGAAAATCCATTTGATGATGATTTTGATATTAAGTATATTGAAAGAAAGTTTACTTTAGGAGTTGGAATCGCAACAACGTCGATTGGATCGGTTGATGTCACATCTTATTCTGGAATTGTTACTACAGGAACAGGTGGAATAACATCACCAATACTTAGTGTGGATTCTAATACTTATAATTCATTCTATGTTTCTGCTCAAATTGAAACTGGAACAACTAGTGAAATGAATTTTGCTGAAGTTTATCTTACTCACGATGGAACTAATGGTTATATTGCAGAAAATTATTTCGATTCATCCAAAAATAACATAACAACTAGTGGAATTGGAACGTTTGGTGTAGATTTGAATTCTGGTTTATTCAAATTAAACTATACCAATAATCATCCAGAAAATGTATTAATTAATGCCAGAATACTTCAGTTTAAATCAGTAGGTGTTGGTGGAACATATAGATTTGCTCTTTCAGGTCAAC